CCTAAATAGTATATAAAAAATACAAGCCCTTTAATGGCTTGTATACTCGATATTTATAGTTACATGCGATAATGCTTGATTATCTTCAATTTCAATAGATTCATTGATGTCTAACTGCGGATTGAATAAGCTGAAACCTTCAAGCTCGATATCATCTAACATAATGTTTTGAACTTGCATCAGCAAATTGTCATTAGCACTTTTATCAATATCCAACCCCCACAGATGAACGATGGCGGTAGGGTTACCACCGAAACTGTCAAAAGTTAACAAGTTCATGCTATCTGTGGTTGTTTGAATAGCAATAAAAGGATATTCAAGCTCTTGTCTAAGTTCTTTAGTTTCAATAACAGGGACACCAATTTCACTAAATTTTTCATATAAGTAGTTGAATAGTTGAAGTTTAGCTGATTGTTTCATTACATGCCCCCCGTTTTACCGTTTATTAATCTCTCGAGGTCCTCTCTGACTTTCCTTGTATATCTTTCATAAACAGGGAACATAAACGTTTCAGGAGCCATGTAGCGTGTACCGTATTCTAAAAATCCACTATACCCAGCGTTAGAGGTCACAGCGTACTTCATGTTGCCTTCTTTAGTATCTCTAATCATACGCGCTAAGTTTCCTGTCCAGTAACCTTTGTTCATAACTGACTTAGCACTTACAACAGTATCTCTAGCGAATTCTCCAGCGTTATTTTTTAGGACTTCATCTACATCGTCATCGATGTTGTCGTGCATGTACTCTAGTCTGCTGATTAGAGCGTCAATATCATTAGCCATCAACTAACCTCCTCAACGTAGAATACAGTGTCATGTTCATAATCGATACGTTTAGTAATAATGTGTTTTACACCTTTGATATAAGCATGTGTAACTTGTGGCTCAAAATGACCATTTAAACGAATGACATTGATTTGCTTTGTTACATCTCCATATTCTAAACTTGTACGTTGTGGGGACAAAGGAGAAATGTTACAAGGGACTATATCAAAAACTTTCTCCTTAACATCGTACTTACTTGTTTTAGGGTTGTAACTGCCTTTTGTTTCCTTAGAAAATGAAACGCGCTTATTGTATCTCAATAAAATACACCTCTGCCACGTTTACTTGTATTTTTAGGAAACAAAGCGTTAATGACATCCAAATATTCGTCAAAATCATTGTTTTGGAATGTATTGGAACGACCATCAACACTTTCTTGTGTCATACCTTCAGCGCCAACACGATTAAAGCGCTTGACTGATACTTCTTCGATAATGTATTCCAATCGTTCCGGAACTTCTTCAATATCTACTGGAAGTAAGCTAATCAAACGCTTTTCAGTGTTACTTATGATTATTTCGAGTAGTTCATCTTGCTTATCATCATTGATAGAGAGTAACTTTTTGACATTTTCTAATACTGCCATGTTATCCCTCCAACTTTTTAAGAATTACCGCTTTCGTATCGTCTTTTGATACATCTACATTATGTTTTTCAGCTATTTCTAACAATTCAGCTTTTGTTGCTTTAGCATCTACATCTAAAGCGATGTATTGCTTGTTATATACGTTTTGCTTATGAAATAATTCGTCAATACGCTTAGAAGTAATATCAGTAGGGAACTCGTTTCCTACTTTATATTCTTTCTGATCTTCTTTATTAATGAAGTCGCGTACAACTTTATAAGAATAAGCCATAAGTTAGACCTCCTCGATTAATTAAACTGTTTCTGTATTTCCACTTGAAGCACTGCCAGCAGTCAACTTAGCAAACGCTTTGTCGTCTGCAATATGGAACGCAACGTCCATAGTTACACGTAATGCAATCAATTCTTGCTCGAATAGGTTAACTGGAGAACCATCAGCATTTTGAACAGTTGATAATTGACCATCTTCCGAAATTTTATAAGACATGTTGTAAGGGATACCGTAGAATACTTTGTTAAAGTCTCCAGCGTATAAGTCGCCTTTTTTGAAGTTGTCTGATTTAAGATCAACTACAGGTAATCCATCTAAAGTGTTGCTTGCGCGGTCATAGTAGCTTTCTTTAGTATCTTTATCGCGAACTCCACGTAAAGCAGTACGGTTTTGAGTTTTAGATAAGAAAGCGTTAGGTTCAACATCATGTTCCAATAAAGAGTCCTCTAATGCTAATACGTTATCTAAGTTAATATCGCCATTTACAATATTTTTAGAAGAAGCAGCTGATTGTTCAATAGATTGTTTGAACGGGTTATCAATGTTTAATAAACCGGCTTCATCAAACTTTTTGTAGAATTGTTCTGCAATTTGAGGTTTCATTGCTTCAAAGAAACGAGAATAAGTGTAGTTTAAGTATTCGCGTGAAGCAACGATGATAACACCTAATTTATGAGAACGCATAGACGCCTCAAGTAAGCTAGGTTTAGAAGTTTGAATTTTTTGACCTTCTCCTACCCAGTAAGCGCCTGGTTTATCTGCCCAGTAAGTGAACTTTTTCTCTGACTTTCCGCCCATATCTTGGTATTTACCTAATTGCATGATTTTAGAGTTTTGTAATACATCTAAAAGAATAGGCTCATTGAAATCGTTTAACAATTCCCCTTCTTTGTGCTCATGCATCATTACATTATCTGGATTGAATGTTTGTGGGTTTACTTTTACCATTTAAAATGCCTCCAATTTATTGAATTATTCTATTTTGTCTTGCTATTTCTGCAAAACTATCGCTTGTCTTTTTGTTACTAGATACATCACTTTGTTGTCCAGACGGCGTTGATTGACGAGTAGCTTCTTTTACTTGTTCTTGAACAGCTCTGTCAAAATCTTCTTTAATCGAATTGACAACTTCATTGATTTGTTCGTTATCTTCCAAATGAATTAAAGACTGTGCAAACGAAGTAGGTAGACCTTTTTCTTTTAAGTCACTTTCTACATCAGCTTTGAGTTCACGCAATTTAAATTCTTTTTCCTTTTCAGCTAAGGCTTGTTCACGTTTCTCAATTTCTTTGTCTTTCTTCTCTTTTTCAGTTAACTTAGCGTAGCTTTCAGCCTCTTTTTTAGCTTCTTCACGAGCTTTGTCTAGTTCTTGCTGGTGCTTACGATCCCGTTTAGAAAGAGCAGTCTCGACAGCTTTACTGATTTGAGAATCTACTTCGCTCCTTGTATAAGTTTCTTGCTCTTGACCGCTATTGTTTTCTGGCTTCTTATCATTACTTTGTCCAGGTTCACCTTCGTCATTGTCAGCGAAGAATTGTAAATTTAGATTTAGTTTGTCATTTAATTTCATTTGTATATCCTCCCGTTCAGTCTTAAATTCAATGTTTAATCGCATAAAAATAGCACCCCAATTAGTCAATTAAGCCCAATTAGTGTGCTAGATATATTTGATATTCGCATTTGATTTAAGCCCGCTCAGTATTTTTTAATATTGAGCAGTTTAACGACTTACTGAGGTCGAGTAGGTTAACGTATCCTACTGACGAGATATTGGCGCGGTAACGCCAGGACCAACTGCTTCACGCTTTGACATAAGTACCACCTCAGATGAAATTTTTAGGTTTAAACTCTTTCTTCTCAGGTTCTTTCTGTTTCGCTTGTGCTCGGTTACTAGGGTTTGTGTCATTCAGACGCTTGAGTTCTTTGTGAATACCTTCAAGGGCTGCAGCAATACGTTCGTTATACACCACTACCACCCTCTTGAATTGCATCAACAATTTTGTCTATTTTTTCTTGTGTCGTCATACTATCTTTGATGATATCTGAAGGCTCTTTGTTGAAGATTTGATTATATTCATCGTAAACATCATCTAGCCTGTCTTGTAAGTAACTTTCGTCATACTTGTCATACTCATCGATTGTATCACCATCAAGTTCAGTGACGTCATATAGGCCTTCCTCTGTTTCGTAATCTTCTTCGTACTCATCTTCTATTTCATCTCCAGGACCACCAAGTCCCTCTAAGAAATCTAAATCTTCTTGATCAAAGTCATCTGAAAAATCGTAATCTTCTTCCCAATTCTCTTCTTCAAATTCTTCGTCATCTGGATCCATAAAGTCATCTTCATATTCTGAATCTTCTTCATCGCTAAAGTCTGTATCGATGACTTCTTCTTCTTCCCAATCAGCATCTTCATAGTCACCTATAGAATTATCTACAATTTCTTTTGCAGTACCTTCATTGGTAACTGGTGGCGTATTTATTACATCGTTTGTTTCTGCCAACTACAACACCTCCTCATAGTGAATATCTTCCTTTGCGTTCTTCAAAGAATTCATCTCTCCAATTAGGATTGATGTGTGGCGCTACAGCACTCCGACAAAAAGGATGCATTGGCGGAGCGTTCACGCCCGGCTTCATATCTTTGACTTTAAATACTTTATTGTTTAAGTGCCTACAGGTTTTCGTTGTCTTACCATCAATCTTAGCGTGATATTCATATTCTGCATCTGGACCATGTTGTTCTAACATATGACGCTTTGCAGCTAACGTTTGTACTCTAGCTGTTTCCGTTATGAGTAAACGTCTTATCTCATACGTGCTATTGCCAGTTTCTTTTCTGAACTCTTTCACAAACTCATAAGGGTGTCGTCCTCTTAACAATACTTGGCTTGTAGCCTTTTCAACATGAGCACGAACAACTTTCATATCACGCCATAAACGACGTGACCAGTTAGAATTTTGAAATGGAGCAGTGACAATTGTTTTTACATCGTTGAGTGATACATGTATTGTTTCGCCTAAAATACCTGCTTGTTGCTCAAGAGAACGATAATAAGACGATTCCATGTAATTATAAATAGATTGCTCTATACGAGCATATGAGTACGTTACAATTAATCCTAGCTGCGCTTTTAGTAGCTTTTCCCTGTTTACGTACATCGCAGTATTATATCTTTTTAGTTCTCTATTTGCTCTTTCACTAAAGTCGTTATCTTGTACATATTTTCTAGCTTTATTAGCGAAAGATTGAACATCGAAGTTATCAATTTTCTTTTTAGCTTCTGAAATACTAATGCCTTCGCTGTCTGCATATCGAGCGTAGAACTTAGATATCTCATTCTCAATATCATTAATCATGTTGTTGATAATACGTTCTATTTCGAGCGACATTTCTTTATCACTTAGTGTTTCATCTTTGATAATTTCTTTCGCTCTATCGTCCCAATAAGTCATGTATTATCACTCCTTATTGTCAGATATTTCGTCATCTTCTTCCGATGATTGTCTATCAATTAGATCATTGAACATCAACTCATCAGAATGTTTTATCTTTTCTTCTTGTTCTTTTCTGATACGTTCAACTTCATCTTTAGGATTGTCTATGAAAGAAACCAGAGACATTAATGTTCTCTGACTGATTTCTCCACCAGAATTGATGTACATTTGCATTTCTTCTGTCAGTGACTTAGGCAAGTTTCTTGTGAATGTGAATATCAAGTCTCTAAGGTTGTCCTTATCTATTTCTCTATTGATGCTCATAATTTCTCCAACTAACTTGTAACGTCTAACTAAGCCTTTTCGAAATAGACCTTCTTTAATCGCTGTACGTTGTTCTAAACCAAATAGCTTATATTTCATGGCTTCTCCAGATTGTTGACCTCCAAAGTTTTCATCAGTCATATCTGGTGTGTTAGTAAGTGTATGAATATCTTTAGCAATTCTTGTTTTATATGATTCAACACCACTTACATCATATTGTTTGTAGATATATTGAGCGTCTACATTACCTTCTATTACTTTATCATCTACCGTTGCATATTCAGGAGGTGCTAGATGGAACACATTAGCCTCTTTTTGCAGTGTCGCTACTTCTTCATTCAGGTCAACGTTGCCTTTGATGAGTAGCATTGCGTCATTTAAATCACTCATATAGTTAGCTGTATCTGACTGCGCCTCATCATATAAGTCAATAAGTGGTATGACCTTTTCAAAGTCTCCGCGTCGCTTTTCATTATTGCTAAACTCTGTAATAGTTACTTTGCCAAACGAATGAGCTTCAGGAGGTTTACGCTCTGATAACTCTAAGTTAGTAACACTGTTTGCCACAAAGAAATATGTTGCTTTATCAGTAATGACATCGACATAGTAAATGTTGTTTGTTTTCTCTTTAGGGCTGTGCGCTTCTTCTTCATTGACTTGCCAATATCTAATTGCCATTAAACTATTTTGTTCAATGCTCGTATCGTATATAACAAATGTATTACGTGGGTCTGATTTATAAATTCTAACTTCATCTTGTTGATTACGTATGATGTATTCATAAGCACGACCGAATATAGATAAATCTAACCCCAGTGAACGATTGTGACTATCAATGTCGTTTATTGCATGCAACTGATCTATTTTATCTTGTGTCATATTGCCTTCAGATTGTACTTGTATTGCATGACCGAAGCAGTAACCATTAATAAAGTCTGTAATGTAAGAAGCAAAGTCATGAGCAGCTCTATTATCTGCTAAGTGCTTTTCTCTACGCCTTTTGTTACGCATGATATTGAAGTTTAAACCTTGATAGTAATCATCTAACATTTGTAGCCTTGGAACTTGCGCCTCTAAATGATGACGAATGAAATCACTAATATCGTTAGGATTATCTAACAAGTCTTGTGTAGTTCCATCATATTTGTAAGTTTCAACTGCGTCACGTCTATATATATCATCACGCATTTGACGACGCTCAAGATCTCTTTCAAAGTTGTTAACGTGTGCCATGTGTTACCTCCTTATAAGCCCATAGCCTTTGCTCGGCTAATATTCTTCTTAATATTGACATTCGTTCTGTTATTTCTAGGGAAATGGAATTCTTCTAAGCTATATCTCAATGCATCCATTAAATGGTTATTTGCATCTATTGGTTTATTTAACCAGTTACCGTCTTTGTCTTGGTCGAATGTATATGTGTTTAATTCTTCTATCGTATGTTCACATGTTGGGTGTACATATATTTTGAAACCTTGTATGAATTGAACACCTTGCATGATAGAGCCTTGACCTTTAATAGATGGTTTGAGATTAGAAATGCCTTTACGTTTAATCTCTGTTATCAATCGCTTCTCTGCACTATCTGCAATTATCTTTGCGTTTTTCAATCCTTTATCGAGATACATTTGATATATCTCATCAGTTAGCATACCTCTTTGATAATGCTCATCGTATATCCATAATTCTTTATTCTTTAAGTCAACGATAGTACTGATAAGTGTTGTAGGATCTTGAGTGAAACCAAAGTCACTGCCATGAGCCACAACTTGCTTTTCTTTCAATTTCTTAACCCAGTCAAACTCCTTAACCTCGAAATTCTCAAATACTAATCCTTCTGCTACTCCCCAATCTCCATCACAAACAATTCTTGCACGTCTAGGGTTTGTTCTATACAAATCCTCATAACGCGCAATATCGACCTCATCAAGCCATTCATTTACTCGATAGGTTGTTGTATATGAAAATGTGTTGTTCAACTTAGTATCTTCATCAAAGAATGTAGGTTTAAGCCAATGTCTCTCACTCCATGGGTTGAATGTAACTGTTATCTGTTTAAAAAAATCAGAATCATCAATAGAACCACGTATAGATTCGACAACTGTACTAAATTTATCGAACGTTTCTATCTGATAGGCTTCTTCAAACCAAGCCCAACATAGTATGCCATTTTCTACTGTTATAGATGTTATTTTCAAAGGATCATCAAGACCTCTAAATAATATTTTTTGGCCAGTCGGTTTGTAAGTAATCTCTGGTAAACTATCGTTAAACTTAAATAAGTGGGTTACTCCCAATTGGTTAGTAGCCCACTTCAAGTCTGTATATGTTGATTGTTTATTCGTATTACTGAAACGTCTGACTACAAGCAAGTTAGCCCACTCATACTCCATTAATCTGTATATAAAGTTTAGTGCAGTTGTCTTAGATTTCTTACTCCCACGACTACCTTTCACTACTCGATAAAAGTTTTTGTTGTGCCAGAACTCGTTGTAACCGCTACCGATTGTTTTTGTAATACTTAATTTTTTATCAGTCATTGGCTGGCACATCATTTATGAAAGTCGGAGTGATTACTTCTGCCTCAACTTTATCAGTAGGTTTATGTCCTGTTCTGTCTAAGATGTCACTTGCTGCGTTGTATCTAACTAACTCACTTTTAGCATTCAACAATTGTTCCATTGTTTTTACTGCTTTGACTGTTAATCCTTTGAGCATTTCTCGCTCTGCATTGAGCAATTCGTCTTTATACTCTTGTTTCTTTTTCCAGTTAATCAGTGTTTGCTCAGTAATTTTTAACTCTTTAGCAATTTGCTTTTGAGTTAAACCACCTTCGATAGTTAATAGTATTGCTTTCATTTGTTTAGCGTTCATTTCTTAAATC